ATCAGTGGGTGTCGAGTGTGGAAACTTGGTTGCCTGCCGGGTCGTGGGATGAGTGCGCTGGTGAGGTAAACCTAACCTCTGATGATGAGATTGTGCTGGGGTTTGACGGTTCGTATAACGGTGATGCTTCGGTGATTGTGGGCGCTGTGGTTCCCAAGAATGATGAGCCCGTGAAGGTGTTTATGGTGAAGGCGTGGGAGAAGGATTTGGAGCATGACGGCCCTGAGTGGCGGGTGGACATTGGGGAGGTTGAGCAAACGGTTTTGGATTTCTGTCAGAAACATAATGTGAAGGAGATCGCGTGTGACCCGTTCCGTTGGCAACGGTCTATGGAGTTCTTGGAGAACCAGGGTTTGCCGGTGGTGGCGTTTCCGCAGTCCCCACAACGAATGATAAAGGCGTGCGCCGGATTCTTTGATGCGGTGGCTGAGAAGCGTCTAATCCATGACGGTGATGCGTTGCTTGCCCGGCACATAAGTAACACTGCTATCAAGTTGACTCCTGCCGGCCCGCATATTAAGAAGGAGTCCCCCTCGAGCCCCAGAAAAATTGATGCATGTGTAGCCGCGATTCTGGCGGTTGACCGGGCCTCCGGTAAGATAGAAGAAACGGTTGTGCCCGAGTTTTTTGGTTAGGGGTCTGATGGCTACGGTTTTGCAGGTTGCGGGTATGGCCGGAATTACAGTGGGCGTGTTGTTGCTGAGTGTTCCTGCCGGGTTGGTTGTTGGTGGGCTGTTTTTGTTGATTACCGGATTCGCGTTGGGGAAATAATAAGTGCTGAATAGACTTTTTGAGCAGCGGGCCGTTTCGTTTCAAACAATTTTCGAGGCCGGTGACGATCTAGCGTTCGGGAACCTGTCGGACACTGCGATTGATTCCAAGACTGTGTTCCAGGTGAACGCGGTTTATTCTGCCGTGTCGCTTATCGCTGACACGATTAGCACCTTGCCTTTGGATTGTTTCATCCGTATTGACGGTCAGAGGCGTGCGTTCCGACCTAAGCCTTCATGGGTTGAGAAGCCGGACATTGCGTTGCCTCGGGTGGCGTTCTATAACTCGATCATTGTGTCTTTGATGCTTGACGGTAACGCTTTCATTCGCGTGTTCTCGAACCGTGCTGGTGAGGTTGTGAACCTGGTGGTGCTAAACCCTCGCGCTGTTGAGGTGAAGCGCACTCCTCGGGGCACGTTGACGTTCACTGTTGAGGGTGAGGGGAAGGTGCTTTCGCAGGAGGAAGTGATTTTCATTCCTGACGTGTTGCGCCCTGGCACTATCCGTGGTGTTTCGCGTGTGGAGGCTTTGAAAGAAAACTTTGGGCTCGCGTTGGCGTTGGAGAAGTTCGCTTCCACGTTCTTCGGTAATGGCACCAACCTTTCGGGTGTCATTGAGGTGGATTCAAACCTGACCAAAGAGCAGGCCGAAAACTTACGTAACAGTTTCGACAACGCTCACAGGGGTTGGCGTAGAGGGCACCGTACAGGCATTCTGTCGGGTGGTGCGAAGTTCAAAACCACGCAGATTGACCCTGAGTCCTCGCAGAGTATTGAGGCCCGCAGATTCGCTGTGGAGGATGTGGCCCGCGCTTTCAATATCCCCGCAAATATGTTGAACATTCCTGGGACTACGACTTACGCTTCGGTTGAGCAAAACAATATTCAGTTCATCACTCACACTTTGCGACCTATCGTTCAGAAACTTGAGGATGCGTTCTCGCCTTTGATGACTCGTTACCCTGGTGGGGAAACAGCTTTTGTAAAATGGAATCTTGACGGACTCGCTCGCGCCGATATACAGGCAAGAACTTCTGCTTATTCCACGATGATTCAAGCTGGTGTCATGTCCATCAACGATGTGCGCCGACTCGAGGACATGAGCGACATTGACGATGCGGCTGCAAGTAATGTGCGGGTGCCGTTAGCGAATATCAACATTGACGGTGCTGACCTTGTGGCTGATGAGAAGCGTGTTCGTATGGCGCAGATTCTTGTGTTGTCTGGTTATGATCCTGCGGAGTCTTTGTCGGCGGTTGGGCTTGACCCGATTGCTCATACTGGTTTGGCTTCGACACAGTTGCAGCCGGTGGCGCAGGTTGACCCTGAGAACCCTGGTGCTGTTTACGAGGTGCAATAATGCCGATTGAGCATAGACAGGTGACTGTGGGGACTGCTGTTGTGGAGATTGTTGGTCACGATAATCAGCCTCACGAGGTTCACGTTCACAACAACAACAATGACAACGCGCACATTCTTTTTCTTGGCGGGTCGGCTGTCAGTACGGCTACGGGTTTCCGGCTTGGGCCTAATGAAACTTCTACGATGAACTTGGGGCCAGAGGATCGTCTTTTTGCGGTGTCTAATCACACTGCGACTGTGGCAAGCGTGTTGGATATTAGGAAACAGGACTAATGGCCCCGTATTTCATTTCTGACACGGCTGAGGGCTGTGATGGTTGGGCTACCGTGAAGGATGACGGTGAGGTGATGGGTTGCCACACCACGAAACAGGATTCGATAGATCAGGGTTTGGCGATTGCTGAGGCGGAGGGTTCCACGTTTGAGGGCGAGCGCAACTACAAGAAGAAGTATCAGCGTGACCTGCCCGAGAACTACCGGCCTGCCACGGCGGATGATGTGCCGGAGGGTCGCGCTTGCGGCAACTGTATTTTCTTCAACGAGGACAACCTGGACGATGAGGGTCGCGCTTTCTGTGAGAAGTGGGAAGAGTACGTTCAGGGCGGTTACTACTGCAACGCCTGGGAGCCGAAGGACGAGACTCGGGATGAGTTGCCTTCTGAACCGGCACCGAAAGAGGATCAGATTGAGGGCTCCGATGTGAACGAGCCGGGTTCCGCTGCGGGCCCTGGTGGGGATATTGAGTTTTCTGAGGCCACGGAAACGGCGTTACGCAATAAAGTTTCTGAACATAATGAGGCGATGGAGGAGGCCGGGAAACCGGATTACACTCGCACCACGTATGGGCAACTTGCCACTGTGTACCGGCGTGGGTCGGGCGCGTATTCGACTTCTCACCGGCCTGGGATTAGTAGGGCTGCATGGTCTATGGCACGGGTGAACGCTTACCTGTATTTGCTCCGTAATGGGCGCCCTGAGAACGCTGCGTATGTTGGCGATAACGATTTGCTCCCCGAGGGGCACCCACGATCTACGAGAAGCTTGGAGGCCCGGCAGGTTGATTTGAGCCCGCCGGCGTATATGAGGGCGAGCGCTCGCCGTGGCCTGGAATGGCATCGTGAAGGGCTGTCGGGTGATGGTGTTGTGGATCGCACTATTCGTGAGGCGCGTGCGATGGCTGAAGGTAACGTCACGGCTGACAAGTGGGTTCGCACTCGCGCGTGGATTGCCCGTCACCTTGTTGATATGGATGCGCCGGCTAACACTCCGGGTGACGACAACTATCCTGGGCCGGGTGCTGTGGCGATGGCGTTGTGGGGTGGTGGCGGTTCGAAGCGTAGTGCGCAACGCGCTCTGGCTTACGCGGATGGTGTCGTTGGTAGACTTAAAGAAGAAAATGAGGGCCGAGCGAAGGGCGAAGCGTTGAGCAAGTTAGAAACACGACTGTTTCAGGTTGATGGGTTTGAGGTGCGTGAGGATGCCGATGGTATGCACTTGGAGGGTTACGCGGCGTTGTTTAACTCTCGCAGTGAAAACTTGGGCGGGTTTACGGAAACGATTCAGCCGGGGGCTTTCAGAAAAACTTTGGATTCTCGCAACAATGTTTTTCTTTTGTATAACCACGACACGAGCGCGGTCTTAGCATCACGCCGGGCAGGAACTTTGACTCTTGCTGAGGATGAGCGTGGCCTAAAGATTTCTGCTTCCATCGCACCGACCAGCACTGGGCGTGACGTTGCTGTCTTGGTGAAGCGTGGCGATTTGTCTGGGTTCTCGTTTGGGTTCTCAATGCCTGCCCGTGGTGGCGATTCGTGGAACAGTGAAGGAACTGAACGTGTTCTGAAGTCTGTCAGACTCCACGAAGTTAGCCTCACGCCTATGCCGGCTTATACGGCCACTAATGGCACGGCTTCGATGCGCGGGTTGGACAAGATTGCACAGCGGGCGAACGTTGACGCTGATGCTCTTGCTGATGCGTTGTTGAAGATTGAGAACGGTGAGGACATTTCTTCGGATGATCGCACCTTGTTGCAGACAGTGATTGATGAGCTGGCCCCGACCCCTGAGGCTCCGGTGGTGGATAACAGTTTGGAGATGCTCGCTTTGAAGAAGAAGAAGCTGCAACTTCTGATGGGGTACTGATGGCAACGGTTGAGCAGATCGCGTCAATACTTTTCGATGTTGTCGAGGATGTTGGTGTGGCTGAAATGTTGGCCCGCCGGATTGTTGGACTCGATGATGAGCCGACTAAAGAAACCCGTGTTTTGAAGGCTGCGGAAACGCGCTAGATCGGGTTTGCCCCTGCCAGGTATTCCACCCTTTCCCTGGTAGGGGCTTTTCTTTTTGGAACGGGTTGCACGGCCTGGTTTAGAATTAGAGATAGCTAGTATGCGTCAACGCTACAGTCAGCGGTCTGTGTCAACACGGTTGCGATTCCATATTCATTTAGAAAGAAAGATTACTGATGACTGATTCATTTTTGAAGCGTCAGCAGGAACTGAAAGCTAACCTCACCATGCAGATTCGCGCCGTCATTGATGGAGCCGAGTCTGAAGGCAGAGGTTTAGACCAGGCCGAGCTGACCAAGATTGACCGTATCGAAGCTGACATCGAAAGCGCACAGCGCTCCATCGAGGTTGCTCAGGTTTCTGAGTCTCGTGCTGCTGAGTTCGCTCAGGCTGCCCGTGGCTTCTCCCCTGTTGAGGAAACTAGCCGCGATTCTGCTGAGGTTTTCCGTTCGTTGGCTCGCGGTGAAATCCGTGGTCACGAGTTCCTGCACTCTGAGAAGCGTGCACTCGTTGATTCTGCTGACACTGTTCCCGTAAGTTTTCTAGATCGTGTCTACGATTTAGCAAAACTCGTGGGCCCTTATTTGGAAACGTCAGAAACATTCTTGCGCGACCAGGGCAACGACTTGCGTATCCCGATCATGAGCGGTTACAGCACTGCTGCAGCCGTAACTGAGGGTTCCGCAATTTCCGAGTCCAACCCGACTTACAGCTCTCTTCTTCTGCAGCCCACGAAGCAGGCTTTCATTGTTCAGCTCTCCAACGAGCTGGTCGCTGACGCCGGTTTCGACATTGAGGAAAACGTGGCTCGTCAGGCTGGTGTCGCTATCGGTACCCGCGCTAACGTGGTTGTTCACGCGGCTGTGACGGCAGTTGCCGGATCGGGCGTAACGGCCGGTACGACCAATGCATTCACTACCGACAACCTGATTGACCTTGCTTACTCGGTTGACGGTTTGGCTCGTATGCTTCCTGGCACCGGGTTCATGATGAACACCAAGACTCTTGGTTTCGTTCGCAAGCTGAAGGACAACGCTGGACAGTACATCTACAACCCTGTAGTTGGAGAGCCCAGCACCATCCTCGGAATGCCCGTCTATGAAAATCCCGCCGTCGAAGGAACTCTTGCAACCGGAAACAAGGTTGTGTTCTTCGGACACTGGGAGTCTGTGAAGATTGCAACGACTGGTCTCCAGGTTGCAGTCAGCCAAGACGCATACTTCGCCAACGACGTCACGGGCTACAGGTTCGTGTACCGTCTCGGCGCTGGTGTTGCTAACGGTGCAAACCACATCAAGTACCTGGCTCTTGCATAAGCATTAGTCACAAGGCTGAAGGCCCTCGTCGTGTTGTAGGTTTCACGGCGGGGGCTTTCGCTATTATGTTCGAATGACCTACGAAAAGATTAAGGGTGTTGTTTCTTTAGCTTCCAATAACCCTGGGGCTCCCACCGGGTATGGGGTGCAGGCTGAGTTTCTGGTGCGTTACATGAAACGTCACAGCATGAACGCGGGTGTGCTGTCGAACTACGGCCTTGAAGGTGCCATTGGGGAGCATCGCACAGACTTTGGGAGTGTGCCGGTTTACCCTAAGGGTGTTGCACCTTATTCGCAGGATGTTTTGACTGTGTGGCATGAGCATCATCGGCAGTCTGCACCAGACCTGAAGCACGCGATCATGACGTTGTATGACGTGTGGGTGTATAACGGTTGGAAGGATGAGGTGCCGGTTATTTCGTGGGTGCCGTTGGATCATGTGACGTTGCCCCCTGGTGTTGCCGCGTTTTTGCGCCGCGAGAATGTGACCCCGGTGGCGATGGCCCCGCATGGGAAACGTCAGTTAGATAACGCTGGGATTGATTCCGTTTATATTCCTCATGCTGTGAACACGAAGGTGTTCCAAAAGACTCCGAAGATGATGGGGCCGGAGGGGATGACTCCGACACGGCAACTGTTGGGTGTTAGCGATGACACGTTCCTGGTTGCGATGGTGGCCGCCAATAAGGCGAACGGGATTCTGCATCGGAAGGCTTACGATGTGAACTTCATGGCCTTCTCTGCACACCTACAGTCGCACCCTGATTCTCACTTGTATGTTCACGCTGACCCGTCACCTAGTGTGGGCGGGTTTGATTTGGCGTTGCTTGCACGGGTGTCTGGGATTCCACCAGAGAAGATTACGTTTGCTAACAGGGATCAGTATCGGATTGGGTACAGTCAGGCCGACCTTGCGGCGTTGTATTCGGCTGCGGATGTTCTGTTGGCCCCGTCTTATGGAGAAGGTTTTGGGGTTCCGTGTATCGAGGCCGCCGCGTGCATGACTCGGGTTATCGGTTCGGGTTGGGCTGCTACGGCTGACCTGGTGGCTCAGGATGGTTGGTTGGTGGAAGGCCAGCCATTTTGGAATGAGCCACAGAAAGCTTTCTTCCAGGTGCCGTTGTTGGCTTCGGTAGTGTCGGCTCTCGCGCTTGCCGATAAAGAGCGTGGGTTCTCTGCCGTATCCCGTAAGTTTGCGCTCGACTTTGATGAGGAGAAGGTGTGGGCTGATTATTGGATGCCGTTCCTGAAGGGGTATTTTGGTGGATAAGCTCACTGTTTACACTGGTGGCACGTTTGACCTGTTTCATTCCGGGCACGTCAATTTTCTGTGGAAGTGTTCACAGCTTGGGCGGGTGGTGGTGGCGTTGAACACGGACGAGTTTATTGAGGCGTATAAGGGTAAGAGCCCGGTGTGTTCGTTCGAGGAGCGTGCGGAAGTGTTGTTGGCGTGCCGTTGGGTTGATGATGTGCTGCCGAATGTTGATGGTGCGGATTCGCGCACAAGCATTGACATGGTTGGGCCGGACATTATTGCGATTGGTACGGATTGGGCTCGCAAAGATTATTACTTACAAATGGGGTTCACGCAGGATTGGTTGGATGAGCGCGACATCTCCCTTATCTATATTCCGTACACTCACAGCATTTCGACCACGAAGTTGAAGGCGCGTAGTGCTGACCGTAATCGGGTCTAGCCCTGACAGGCAGGCTTGGCTTGCTGATTGTTCAGCGTCCTTGGAGCGTGACCATATTGCGGTTGTGAGTTTCGGTTACGAGTTGGCGAAGATTGCTTGGGTGATGGAGAACACGACTGTGGATCGTTTCCTGTTTCTGCAGGATTCTTGGGTTATAAAGTCTGATAAGTTTTGGGATTTGCTCGGGCAGTTTGAGGGGTCTGTGGCGTTGACCCGCGACCCGTATTTCTTTGGCTGCTATGCAGGGGTTTATGAGCGCCACGTTATTGACCGGATTGGCGTGCCGGTTGTGAAGGATAAAGCGCACTCGATTCTTTTGGAGATTGACTGGCACCGGCGTTATGTGGAGGCCAGTGGGGAGCCGACAGTGTTGTTTCCTGAGTTGACGGATAAGAACGCTACCGATGTGGTGGAGCGTCACGGGCGGAAGAACCTGGTGTTGGAGAATGACCTTGTCGTGAAGTGGAAGGGAACCTGGTGTTAGAGAACCTGATTGTGCCGGTACTAAACCGTTACGACTTATTGGATCGCATGGTGTCGAGTATTGACTACCCTGTTGGGCATTTGCTCATCATTGACAACGGCGCTTCGGATGTGTTGGAGGATATGGCGATTGATGTGCCGGCTTGTGTGGAGCACACGACTTATTTGCCTATGACGGCGAATTTGGGTGTTGCAGAGTCGTGGAACCTGGGTATCAAGTCCTTTCCGTATGCTGAGCGTTGGTTTTTTGCCTCGAATGACGTGCGTTTCGAGCCTGGTGCCCTTCAGAGGCTCTCAGAGGCCCGTAGTGACGAGATAACCCTGTCAAGTATGTTTCCCCATTGGCAGGCGTTCGCTCTTGGCTATGAGGCTGTCAGGCGTGTGGGTTTGTTTGATAGTTGCGGTTTCTTCCCAGCATATTTTGAGGACAACGATTATCAGCGTAGGGCGGAGCACGCGGGGGTTGCTATTCGCCGGCTCGAGGTGCCCATGATCCATGACAACAGTTCGACTATTAGGTCTGATGAACGGTTGTCGCGTGAAAACTCTCGCACCTTCATGTCTAATCAGGCACATTTTTCGGAGAAGGTTGCCCGTGAGGATTTTGGTGCGGGGTCGTGGAGTGTGGAACGGCGGAGGCTGAACGGGTGGGAGGCCGGGCGGTAGAATGGTGGTTGGAGGTTTATTTTGGCGATTGTGAATGGGTACGCAACACTTTCCGAGGTGAAGGCTGCGGCCAGAATCACCGATGACATTGATGACTCGTTGTTGGAAACTGCGATTGAGTCGAGTTCCCGCGATATTGATGCTTACACTGAGCGCGTGTTTTTCAACACGGGTGCCACAGCGGTGACCCGCATCTACATTCCTGAGAACATTTACTTGCTTGAAACGGATGACATTATTGCGGTGACTTCTATCAAGTCGGACACTACGGGTGAGGGCGGGTTCGACCAGACTTGGGCTTCCACTGATTACCAGTTAGAGCCGTTGAACGGGTTGGCCGGTGGCATTGCTACACCTTTCACGAGGGTTCGAGCTGTCGGAGACTATTTGTGGCCGATCTATGAGCCTCGGGACATCAATGCGGGGCAGGCTTCGGTTCAGATCGTGGCACGCTTCGGCTTTGCTTCTATCCCTAGCGCTATCAAACAAGCCACCATTCTTTCCTCCCTGCGGGCGTATAAGCGTTATGAGTCCCCTACGGGTGTGCTCGGGTTCTCGGATATGGGTGTGGTTCGTGTGGGCAGGCTTGACCCTGACGTGGAACGGCTGATTCAGCCTTACAGGAAGATTCGTTTCGCGTGAGCATTAGCCTTATGCGGGCTGGCCTCGCAACAAACATGGGCACAATCACGGGCCTTCGCACTTACGCGGAGATTCCCGATGACCCGATGATGCCCGCTGCCGTTGTGCAGTTGGGTTCAGTGACCTATAACAGTGCTTTCGCTAAAGGGTTGAGTGAATACAGTTTTGTGGTGACAGTGATTTTCGGGCGGCTTGCGACAGTGCAGGCACAGAAGAACCTTGATGCGCTCATTTCGACTGGTTCGGGTTCGTTGAAGACTGCCATTGAGATAGATCGCACTCTGGACGGTAACGCTTTTGACACGAGGGTTTCTGAGATGACTAACGTGACCTCCGTTACAATTGGAGATATAACTTACCTTTCGGCAGATTTTGCCGTGACCGTGTTCGCACTATAAGGAGAAAACTGTGGCAAAGTTTGTCGCTACTAACTACAACATCAAAATCAATGGCGCAGATTTTTCGACTGCGATTGCGGCACTGACTTGGGATATCTCGTCAGCCGAGCAAGAGGTCACAGCTTTCGGTGACACTTTCGTTCAGCGTATCGGGGCCCTCAAAGATGCTTCCGTGACCATTGACTTCCACCAGGACTTCGGTTCGACTGCTGTGGATGCCACACTGTTCCCGCTTTTGGGCAGTAACGCAACCGTGGTGGCTATCCCTAACGGCACTGCCGTAACGGCAACTAACCCGTCTTACACTGGCGTGTTCCTTGTCACTGAGTACAGTCCGTTTGCTAGCTCGGTTGGCGATTTGGCTACTCTGTCGGTAACATGGCCTTTGGCTGATGGAACTGTGACTAGAGGAACTGCGTAACCAATGAACCCAATAAACCTACA